TCCGACCTTCTCTTCTTGGCCTATCACGCCATGAAGCGCGAAGCAGCTGGTAAGCCAGTCAAGCCATACGAGGCTTGGATGGAGACGGTGGTAGAAGTAAAGGTAGGCGAAGGCGAAAGCCCAAAAGCTACCAGCGCGGAAGCATAAATCGCTTACTGGTCGAAGTCGCAATAGCGACGCAGATTCCAATGAGTGAATGGGTACGCGCAGAAGACATACTCACGGCGATTGAGATATTGGAGCAGCGAAGTGGCAGATGAAGCAGTCGCTTACGACAAGCAAGAACTGCGTTCGATCATTAATGCTTTCAAGGCTATGGACGACTCTGCCGTAGCTGCTGCAAAGGAAGAATCCGGCGCTCTGGCCACGTACATACAGCGGAACATATTCGAAGCTGCTGGTGAACGTGGCACTGTCGCTTCTCGTATTGCGCAAGGTTCGAAGGTCTCCAAGTCGTCTAAAGTCGGCGAGATTTCATACGGCTTCGCCAGTCAGAAATTTAGCGGAGGAGCTACAACACGCGATCTCTGGGGCGGTGAGGAATTCGGCTCTAATAAGTATCGGCAATTCCCTATTTGGTCTGGACGTTATAAGCGCGGATCACGTGGATGGTTCATCTATCCAACCCTGCGACGCTTGCAGCCAGAAATCTTGGCCAAGTGGGAACTTGCGTTCACTAAGATATTGAAGGAGTGGTAATGGCTACAACTGGATCGAGAACACTCAAGCTCGCAATATTAGCCGAGGTCGCTGACTTTAATAAGAACTTAAAGACGGCCGGAACAAGTGCGGAATCTTTAGGCGATCAATTTACGAACTTTGGAAAGAAGGCGGCTCTAGCCTTTGCCGCTGCCGGTGCAGCTATTGGCGCATACGCCAAGGCCGCAATCGAAAACGCCGCGGCTGATGAAGCAGCCCAGCGTAAATTAACTTTAACAATCCAGAACACTACAAACGCAACGGCCGCGCAGATTGCCGGCGTCGAAGATTACATTTCGAAGACGTCTCTGGCGATTGGCGTCACCGATGACCAGCTTCGTCCGGCGTTCTCTCGACTGGTGAGAAGTACGAATGATGTCGAGGAAGCCCAGAAGCTACTCAATCTGGCGTTAGACATAAGCTCGGCGACGGGCAAACCTCTCGAGGCTGTCTCGAATGCACTAGGCAAGGCATACGACGGGAACTCGCAAGCGCTCGGTCGATTGGGTCTTGGCCTAGATGCCAACTTGCTCAAGTCCAAAGACACAGACGCAATCATGAACACGCTGACAAAGACCTTCGGGAACTTTGCAGAGAACGAAGCTCAAAGTACTGAAAAGGGCTTAGCTCGTATCAAGATTGCAACAGACGAACTTAACGAGCAGATCGGAACTGCGCTTCTTCCACTGGTGCAGCAATTTACGCAATACATCCTGACGAACGTCGTACCTCAACTTCAAGCCTTCGTAAACGGCTTGACCGGCAAAGGTGGATTGAGCGAAGGACTCAGTGACGCAGAGAAGAACGCGTACGAATGGGGCGAGCGCATAAAGAGCGTCATAAAGACTGTCATAAGCTTTAAAGAAGAAATCATCGCGCTGGGAGTCGTCATCGGTACGGTCTTCGTCGTATCCAAAGTCGCAGCCTACGTAACTGCTACCATCGCAATCATCAAGACACTGATAACGGCCTACAACGCGCTGAAGGCTTCAGCGATTGTTACAGGTGTCGCTACGGCGTTCGCACTGAATCCACTTCTCGGAGTCGGTGCTGTTGCCCTAGCTGCTGGCGTCTTAGCTGGTGCGAATGCTTTAGCGAACTCTTCGAATGCTTCTCTCGACTTCGATAACACGGTCGCAAGCGGTGGATCGAATCCGATTCAGAAGGGAACTTACCTTGGAGGCGCTTCTGGCGTTCTAAGCGTAGGAGGTCTGAACTTGGGCGGAATTGGACTTGGTGGAACTGGTGGAGGTGGCGGCGGTGGCACGGGCGGCGGTCTTGCTGCGGTCAGTAAAGGCGGCGCTAACGCGATGGACGTCATTAAAGACCTGACGGACATCTCAGACGCCTTGGGTAAATTAACCAGTGACGTCGAAGGAAATAAGATTTACAAAGCCGACGCTCAGAAGCGATTGGATGCAATCATTAAATCTTTCGATGAAGTCCAACAGCGCGCTGAAGTCGTAACTGGGAACATCGTCTCCTCTGGAATGGCGACTAATTACGGATCATTCCGTCTTGGCGAAGCTCAATCCATGGCGACTTATAACATCACGGTAAACGGTGCGATTGACTCTGAAGGCACAGCGCGGACAATCGTAAACACCCTTAACGACTCTTATTATCGCGGCACATCGGGCGCTGGGGCGCTCGTGGGAGCGTTCGATAAATGACCCTGTGGAATCCAATCTGGAACGTCGAGATTAATGGGGTAGCCGTTACCGACAGCGTTCTCGCCAATCTAAGCCTGACCAGCGGACGGACGAACATCTACGAACAGGCACAGGCCGGTTACGTAAATCTGACGCTGATTAACTTAAACCAGACGGCGATTCCAATCACGATTAACGACTCCATAACTGTCGAGATACAAGACTCCACATCTACACTTGTCCCTATCTTTGGCGGCACGGTCACAGACCTCACTATCGAAGTCTCCGATGTCGGCGGCGTAGGGTATACGCAGCGGATTACTATTGTCGCGCTTGGCGCACTTTCACGACTTCCAAAGTACTTAACGAATGGTGTCTTGGCTAAGAAATTCGATGGCGACCAAATCTACGATGTTCTCAAATCCATCTTGTTCAATCAGTGGAATCAAGTACCAGCTTCTCTTCAGTGGCAGAACGTAAACCCTGCGACAACGTGGGCGACTGCCTTTAACACCGGCCTAGGTGAAATCGACAGACCAGGAGATTACGAGCTAGCAGCTCGATCCTCTAGCCGGACTGACGCTTACTCTTTGGTCTCGGCTTTGGCCACGTCGGGACTCGGATACATCTATGAGAATCCGTCCGGCCAAATCTGTTATGCAGATAGCACTCACAGAAGCCAATATCTAGCTGCTAACGGCTACGTAGAAATCTCAGCTAATAACGCCCAAGGGTCGGGTCTTTCGATTCAGACCAAAGCTGGCGACGTCCGGAACTCGATAACGCTCAAATATGACGCCACCTCTAGCAGCGAGAAATCGGCCTCAGACGCCGCTTCCATCGCCTTATACGGTTCACTGGGTCAAATCATCACGACAACGCTACACAACGCCGCAGACGCCCAGACACAGGCTGATTTCTACCTAAGCCTTCGAGCCTATCCGCAAGCTAACTTTAAGAATATTACGTATCAGCTGACCAACCCAGAACTTGACGATGTAGACCGAGACGACTTGCTCAACGTCTTTATGGGGATGCCCGTCTCTATCAGTGATCTTCCGCTAAATATGGTCAGCGGTAACTTCCTCGGCTTCGTAGAAGGCTGGACGTTCCAAGCGGCATATAACGAAGTTTCGCTCACCATGAACTTGTCGCCAATCTCGTATTCTTTGCAGGCAATGAACTGGCAAAGCGTACCGGTGACAGAACACTGGAATACGATTAATCCGACGCTCGATTGGGCTTCGGCAACGATAGTCAGCTAAAGGAGAAAGAATGAGCAATCCAACAAGCAACTTCGGATGGGTGATGCCTACGGCGACTGACCTAGTTACCGACCTCCCAGCCGACTTTGCCGTATTTGGTCAGGGCGTTGATACAACGATGGCTGACCTTAAAGGTGGAACGACGGGACAAGTCCTCTCTAAAGCAACAGCAACAGATATGGACTTTACTTGGGTCACTCCGGAAATTGGAGATATTACAGCCGTCAATGCTGGTACTGGTATCTCAGGCGGCGGTACAACCGGCGCAGTCACAATCACAAACTCAATGGCAACTGCAATGACAACATCCGGAGACTTGATTCAAGCAACAGGATCAGGAACTTTTGCCAGACTTGGCACTGGAACAAATGGACAATATCTAACTACAAACGGCACAACAAATTCATGGGGAACGCCTGCAAGCGGTGGAATGACTCTAATTAGCACTACAACTTTAAGCGGTGCAACAATAACGCTTTCAAGTATTCCGCAGACTTACAATTCTTTATTCATTTTGATTTATGGAGTTACAAACGCAACAGCACCAGGACGGTTGGAAATTAAGCCAAACGGTACATCAAGTATTGGAAGACAATCTTTTACAACAAACGCAGTTGCTGGTAGTAGCACAACAAATATTGTTCCTACAGGAAATCAAAGCATCACACATACTGATGCGAATAATGCTTTTGTAATTAACTTATCAAATTATACATCAAGCACAAATTACAAACCTTATAATTTCTATTCAGTATTTGCAGAACCATCACCAACAAATTATGCTTGTAATGGTGGCGGCGGTATTATTTCAAATACTGCGGTTACATCTTTGGTAATAAATAATACTGGCGGCAATATGTCCACAGGAACAATCCTACTTTACGGAGTTAAATAATGGCTAAGACACCAAATCGTCCAATGGTAAGAATCCACAACATTGAAACAGATGAAGTCATCGATAGAGAGATGAATGACGCTGAATTCGCACAATATGAAGCAGATCAGGCAGCGGAGATTGAACGTCAAACGGCTGAGGCACAAAAGGCAGCCGACAAAGCCGCACTTCTCGCACAGTTAGGAATTACCGAAGAGCAATCGAAATTGCTTCTCGGATGACTCTAACTTCATCTAACGGCTGGACGGCTTCGCCTGACCAGAACCAAATCGGCATAAAGTCCTATCCAGTCAAAGGCACGAAGATTAAGCTGCGCTGCGCCGAAAAGGTCGCACCGTTATTAATCGGCTTTGCCGAGGAATTCCACGAGCTAATCGAACCTATCGATGAAGGCACACTGGACGACTGGGGTTATTGCTTTCGCAACGTTCGCGGATCATCAGACAAGCTAAGCAATCATTCATCTGGGACGGCCATCGACCTCAACGCTACCCAACACCCTCTGGGCAAGGTTGGAACGTTCCCAAATGAGAAAGTACCTATGATCAGAGCGCTCGCAAAGAAGTATGGACTTCGCTGGGGTGGTGATTACAAGTCACGAGCTGATGAGATGCACTTCGAAATCGACTTGAGCGAGGCGAAAGCCGCTGCGCTCATCGGGAGCTTGAAGCTAAAGGAGAGAAAATGAACAAGGTAAAAGCACTTCTTGCGTCATGGGGTCGCAGCTT